GATAGAGATTTTTGGAAAAGTATGCAGGCTAAAAAAGTATGCAGGCTAGAAAAGTATGCAGGCTAAAGCGCGTCCGAAGGTGAAACGGAGGCCAGGTCAAGCACGGCGGTGGCGGGGCCGCGAGTCTGTGCGGCCAACTGCAGGAAGCCAGATTCCGCAGTTTGAGGCGCTGGATTTTGGGGTTGAGGACCTGGATACATGCTTGGACTTTGATAAAATGGAGTTGGCTCCGAAGCTAAAGCCGGCCTGGCAGGCGGTGGGGTTGCCAAAGCGGCTCGCGTTTCGCGACAAGCCAATCAAGCGCATCTTTTACGATTGGAGCCAGGTTAAGGCTGCGATGGAGTTGATCGAGCGACTGCCAGGGCCAGGGGAGACGGTGCACGCGATTATGAATTCGCTGTTCAAAGGCGTCGATCTAGCACCAGCGATTCAAAGGCTCGCCAACAAACCGGCCAAAGAATTGATCGTGACAACGCTGGGATTCAATCGGGCGGACGCAGCGTGTCTCTGTGAAATGGTGGAGCGAGGTGAGGTGCTGAGCCTTTCGCTGGTGTGTTCCAACTTCTTTGCGGAGAAAGACCGTGGAGCGTTCAACTATGCGACCGCGCGCTTTGCTGAGGTTGGCTCCAAAATCGCGGTGAGCAGAAACCATTCAAAGCTGATGCTGTTCGATTTCGGGGGGGGGGAATTCTACACCGTGGAGAGCAGCGCCAATCTGCGGTCGTGCAATAACCTCGAACAGTTTTGTCTCAGCAACTCAGCAGCGCTATTCGCTTTTCACAAATCATGGATCGTAAAGATGCTTTAGACGCCAAACTTGACCGGGCCACCGTTAATAAGGTGGCGAAGGCCAACATTGCCAACCTGTTGAAGAAAGTGAAGTCTGGGCGACCGCTCACCAAATATGAGAGCGAGGTAATCGAGCGGTACCAGAAACCAAGGTGCGAGCCAAAGCCTGGGCCAGCGGAGCCTGTTAGAAAGGGGCGGCTGCAGGGGGTGCGGTGGACGGTGGAACAAGCGGCGGCAGAGTTTGGGTTGAACCCGCGAACGGTATCCTCGAGGATGAAAACGGCGGGAGTGATTCCGGGAGAGGACGGGCATTTTTCGACGATGGAGGTTCACAGCGCGATTTGCGGGGACTTGGAAAAGGAGAAGATCAGGAACCTGCAGAAGCTCAACCGGGATCTGGACACGGGACACGCGACGGTCATTGGCGAGTTGGTGGACGTGCGGGACTTTGTGAAGCGGTACGAGCCGATTTACGCGGCGATTCGACAGATGCTTCTTGGATCCAAGCTGCCGAGCGCAGACGTGGACGCCTTGTTAGCTGAACTCGCAAAGCTCCATACTGGCCAGCGCGGACCGGGTCCGGACGTTTAAGGAAATTGTTCGCGGCCTGGGGAAGCTATTGCAGCCGAAGCCGCGGCTCAATATCTGGCAGTGGGCGGAGAAGTACCGTTACGTCGCGAAAGGGGTTTCGGCCAAGACGCTGGAATGCCCGCGCCTGTATTCGACGGCCGACGCTCCCCACCAAAAGAAGATGCTCGAAGCGCCCACGGACCCGGCGGTGCATACGACGGTGTATATCGGGGCCAGCCAGGTGATGGGGAAGACGGAGGTGTTCAACAACATCCTCGGGTATCACATGGATTGGGAGCCGAGGTCGGCCGTGGTCATGTATCCGCAGCTCGATGCGGCGGAGAAGTACTCGAAGAAGAAATTCACGCCGATGGTGGAGGCGACGCCGTGCCTGTCCAAGATTCTACGGCCGGCCAGGTCCCGGGACTCGGGCAACACGATACTGACGAAGGATTTCCTGGGCGGGGCCCTGTACTTCGTGGGGGCCAATTCATCGGCCTCGCTGCGCGGGGCATCGGGGGCGGTGCTGCTGGGGGATGAGTGCGACTCGTATCCGCCTTCGTGCGGGAGCGAGGGAGATCCGATTGAGCTGCTGTTCAAGCGCGGCGAGAGCTTCCCTCGATGCGTGAAGCTGCTGGCGTCCACGCCGACGATCAAGGGGCAGAGCGTGATCTGGGACTGGTGGGAGGCCAGCGACCAGCAATTCTGGTTTGTGCCGTGCGCGAAGTGCGGGGCGCACCAGGTGCTCAAGTGGAGCCAGGTGCTCTGGGGCAAGAGCCGGCTGCAGCGGTTGGTGGACCTGGGGCAGCTAACGGACGCGGATCGCCTATCGCAAATAGCCAATAGCCAAGGGGCGGTGGACGCGGTGTATGAGTGCGAGCACTGTCATGCGCACTTGAGCGACCGGCAGCGGCTCGACATGTATTACGCCGGGGAGTGGCGGGCGACGGCGCCGTTCCGGGGGGTGCGCGGGTTTCACTTGAACGGGATCTATGTGCCATGGCCGTGCCACAAGGGGTTTCAGAATCGGCTGCATCAAATGGCCGAGGAACACTTGCGCGCGGTGAAGAAAGGCGAAGCGGCCTTGCAGGTGTGGAAGAACACGTTCCTGTGCGAGCTGTGGGAAGTTGCGGCGGAAGCTCTCGACCACAAGCCCTTGCTCGAGCGCGCGGAGGATTACACGCCGGAGAAGGTGCCGGGCCAGGTGGTTATTGTGTTCGCGTCCATTGATGTGCAGGGCGACCGGCTGGAGTGCGAGAGCATCGGCATGGGGGAAGATGACGAGACCTGGGGGCTGGAGTACCGGAAGTTCTACGGCGACACAGAGCAAGATGAGGTCTGGACCGACCTGGCAAATCACTTGTCGAGCCGGCGGTACCAGAGAGAGGACGGCGCGGTGCTGCGCATCACGGCGACGGCGATTGATACGCGGCACAAGCCGCACAAGGTGCGGGCGTTTGCCAAGGGGGCCGGCATCGTGCGGGTGTTTCCGGTGTATGGCGTCGGGGGCGACTCGCCGATTCTGGTCACGACCCGGTTCAACAAGCATTACCGGCTGCGGACGTTTGCGGTGTGCGACAAGCAGGCCAAAGACACGCTGTTTGCGCGGCTGCTAATTGTCGAGCCCGGGCCGCGGTACATGCACTACCCGAAAGGGCAGGGGTTCGCCGAGGAGTATTTCTTGCAGCTCACGGCGGAGGTGCTGAAGAAGAGCAAGGTGCGGGGCGTGGTGGTACACCGTTATGAGAAGGTGCGGGAGAGGAATGAGGCTTTGGACATACGGAAGTACTTCCTGGCGGCGGTGGACATTTTGAAGCCGAACCTGACGGCGATTGCGAAGCACCTGGCGGCGGGGCTGCCGGTGGCGGAAGCAAAGGTTTATGAGATGAAGGCGGATAGCCAATCGACCATAGCCAATAGCCAAGGAGAGCCCGCTAAAGCCGGGACTCCGAACAAACTGCCGAAGGCGCTGCGTCCGCGGCGGGCAGGGCGAGGGGGGTTTGTGGGGTCGTGGAGGAAGTGACGCCAGGCTTCGCGCAGGGGTGGGACATCGGCTGTCCCAGGGGTAGAATTGACGGCTGGCGGGGGGCATGGGCGATTGCTATCATCCGCGAATAGTGCTGACTGTCCGCGAGGCAAGGGTGTTTTCCGAACGGCTGCGAGGGTTGAGCGTTAAAGAAATCGCGGTCGAACTCCACATTTCCCCACACACCGCGCGGCACCACATCGAGCACATCTACAAGAAGCTGGGGGCGCACTCGCAGCGGCAGGCCGTGAACGCGATATTGGGGAGCAAATGCCAGAAGTGCTACATAGGCATTCTTGCCCTTTATACAAAGGGCTGAAGGGCGGGTAAGGTGCGGGCACTGTGTGTAGCGCTCGTGCCGATATTGCCGATCTGCCCGCCGCCTCCGCGTGCGACGATCCGGCGGAGCATTTCCTGGAGGCGTACTGTCCCGAATGCAAGCAGACCGTCAATCCCGTCTGCCCGGACTGCGGGCGCACCGTCGAGGCCTCGGGGGCGAGCACGGACGGGGCGGCGGGGTCTGAGCTGCAGCGGTCGGAGTTTTACCGGCGGTTCCTACAACTGCTGCAAGGGGCGCGGAATTCCAAGTTTACGTTGGGATGCTATCTCATTTCCACGGGCGACGCGTTTGCGGAGGGCGTTTCAATGTCGGAATTTGCGAAGGAATGGGGCGTGCGGCGGGCCACCGTAAGCAAGCAGTGCCATTTGATTGGCGCGGCGCTGGGGCTGCCGCCGTCGAGGTATATGCGGGATGAGGCGACGTGCGCGAAGTTTCGGATGAGCAATCGAAGGCCGAGGAGGGTGTGAGGAAAAGCAGAAAGCAGAAAGCAGAAAGCAGAAATCCAGTCTAAACCCGGAAAGGACACGACATGAAACCGATGCGAATCAAAGTGACGCTGCCGGTGATAAAAAACCGGGAGGAAGCCGAGGCGGTGATGACGGAGCTCGCGACGGCCGCCAATGAGCAACGCAGCCTGATTGCCCTGCGGGACGACCAGGTGCTGGCGATCAACTCGAAGTTTGAAGGCGACCTGGCGGAGTGCGCGGAGATGCTGAACGCGAAGACTGACGCGCTGCGCGCGTGGGCGGAATGCAATCCGCAGGAATTCCCGACGGGCATCAAGTCGATCAAGCTGCTGTCCGGGACGCTGGGCTTCCGGACGGGCACGCCGAAGCTGGCGCCGCTGTCGCGGGCGTTCACCTGGGACAAGGTGCTGGAGCTGCTGCGGACGGCGGCCCTGTGGCAGCCGTTTGTGCGCAAGATCGAGGAGGTGGACAAGCAGGGCATCCTGGCGCTGGCGGCGGCGGAACAGGACAAGGACAAGATTGCGGAAGCGCTGAAGCGCGTGGGCCTGCAGGTGAAACAGGATGAATCGTTCTTTGTGGAGCCGAACCTGACGGCCATCGAGAGCAGGCAGGTGCAGAAATGAAAGCCTTGAACTTGCCGGCTAAAGCCGGGACTCCGAGCCGACACACGCTGGCGATTGAGTTCGTCGAGGCCGAACTGGCGGAACGCGGGGCGGAGTTTTCGCCGGTGGAACTGCGGCTGCCGGAGACGCTGGACCTCGAGGCCTGGTGCGCGGTCGGGCGGCGGCTGACCCGGGCGGACCAGGTCATGCAGTGGTGGCTGGGGGATTGGGCGGCTTACGGGTTGAGGAAGTTTGAGGGAGTCGTGGACGAAAGTCTCGGGTCTAAAGTCTCGGGTCTAAAGTCGGGAAGCCAGCGTCCACGGCGGGGGGCGCTGAAGGAGTTTGCGGAGTCGCACGGGATCAATTACGGGACGCTGCGCAATTTGGCCTGGGTGTCGATGCACGTCGATCTGTCACGCCGGCGTGACACGGTGGAATGGAGCAAGCACGCCGAGGTGGCGCCGCTGCCGGCGAAAGAGCAAACGAAGTGGCTGACCAAGGTTGAAGAAGAGAATTTGCCGCGGGCGGAGCTGAGGCAGCAGATCCGGCTGAGCCAGGGCGAGAGCAACGCGCTGCAGAGCGACGGGCCGGTGATGGAATCGCCGAGGAAGCATATTGACGGGTTAATCCGCTGGATTGCGGCACACCCGGACCCGGGCGAGCCGGACGCGGATGGGTTTTGGGTACCGGAACGGCGCGCGGAATGGAAAGAGTGGCTGGCGCCGGTGCTGGTGTTTGCGGGCAGGCTTTAGGCGCAAAGAAGAAAAAGCCCCGGCGGGGGCCGGGGCGGGGAAGGGGTAGCGCGGGCTAGGCGGCGGCGATTTCCGCGCAGGCGAAATGGCGGGTGACACGTCGCAAGCCGGTCACTCGGATCGAAAAGCGGAAAATCCATCCATCGTTGCAGGTGAATTTCCCGCTGTGCTGCATGAGTTGCGCATCGGGGTGGGTTTTCCGCACCTCCTGCAATTGCGAATACTGTTCAGGGGTAGCGTCGGGGGCAGGGTCGCAATCGTACTCACTCTCGCAACCGAGCTGCTCACAGTGATCCTCATGTTCTAGATCATCATCTGTGAGGGGTTTGTAGTCCGACTGGCCGGGGGGCAGGGTGATGCTCACTCGGATGTGGGATTGGATTTCTGAGCGACTCATCAAATTCGCATCGAATCGCTCACGATGCTCGGTGGGTATCAGGTTTCTGATTTCGGTATTTTCCCGGTCCAACCGTGCAGACTCAATTTTATCCGCCTCCTTTTTCGCGGCCGCGCGGGCGGTATCATAAGGGTGATGGATTTTCGACCAGGCCGCATCCGCCAATCCGCGGGCCTCCCCCTGCAGTCCGGTGGGTAGATTCTCATAGGTCTGGTAGGTGTATCGCACTTCGCTGTCCCCGCAGGTTTCGCAATTGGATTTTGTCACCGGGCCGGCGGTGAGAATCTCTCGCACCAGGTTGAGATCAGCCGCGCTGTCCGCCGCGGCTTTATTTTGCACATCCTGAATATGCACCATGTGTTGCTCGCGCAGTTCTCGCAGCGCGGATACGATCCGCTCGGTGGTGATGGGGTGCGAGAGGGTGAGTTCTCCCGACCAGTCACCCCAGGCCGATGACCAACCATACGGGGTGCGACGGGCCTCACATTTTACCTCTCCTGATTTCAGGTTGTAGTTATCCGCAAACCAGGGTCGCAGGTCCTCCGGCAGGTCTGCTATCTGGATTTCGGTGATTTGGGTTGAATGGGGTGCATCGTAGCCCGCGCGAATGCTCCCCTTTTGATCGATATTTACCAGCAGTTTCATTTATGTTGTACGTCCGCTCGACCGGCACTCGGATCGGATTGTGTCCCGACCGCGACTCGAAACGGTTTTTGTTTCGACGCGCAAAGAATCGCACAATTCCCCGATAGTGTCAACACCTTTAATAAAATAAAACAGCAAAAGACGGGCTTCTGCTGTCAACACCTTTAATAAGCCGGGCTGGAACGTATTTTTACAGCATATAGGTGTTGACTTGTTTTTAACCCCACCATACGGTTAGGGGGTGACGATCAAAACGCGTCTGAGAGGGTTTTAGAGCGTTTTTTTGAGCGAAAGCGGCGAAAATATGAGAAAGCGAAAATTACGGCCTTTGGGCCGGGGTAGCGCGCGGCCAAGCCGGCAAGCCAGGTGGCGCGCGAGGCAGCGAGCTGCAGGCCGGTGCGTCCAATGCGGTGAGCCGGCGGGCGGGCGGGCACGGTGCCCGCGCTGCGAAGAAAAAAAACTGACGGTGCAGCGCGTGGCGCTGCGGTGCAATCCGTGGGTGCCGGGGGGGCGGGGAAGGCCGCCGGGCAGGATAGCCGATACCCAATCGCCAATAGCCAAAACCAAAAATCAGAAGGGGAAATCGTGAAATGTTTGATCATCAAACCGCAGTGGGTTGAGGAAATTCTTTCCGGGCGCAAGACTACTGAGTTTCGCAGCCGGGCGACGAAGATCCGGGGGCGGATTGGGCTGGTGGCCAGCGGGCGAAAGGGTGAGGTGCTGGGCACGGTGGAACTTTTCGCGTGTGTCGATGCGGGGGATAGTTACCACTGGATGCTGAGAGATGCAACCAGGCTGCCGGGGCCGGTGCGGTTTACGCAGAATCCGGGGTGCGTGGTTTGGGTGAATGGGCCGGAATGTTAGAGTCTCCTTACGTCGTCTCCTACAAGAGGTTGGGCTGGATCATTTCGGCGACTTTGCGGCCGTCGTGGTACTTCTGAGAGAGATCCAACTGAGCCTTTTGATAGAAGGCTTCTAACTCCGCGTTGTTCTTGAAGACAAGGACGGTGTAGAATTCGGTTTGGTCTTTTTCCTGGTTCTTCTTCTTCGCGTCCTCGCGGCGCTGCTTGATGGCTTCCAATTCTTTCGCGGTGCTTTTGTGGTGGTCCTTGGAGTCGGCAAAGATGCCGGCCATTTCGTCGCTGTCGCAGAGGACTTGCAATTCGACGTGGTCAAAGCCGGTGGCTTCGATGTCGCCGCGCAGCTCCCTTACCGCGGCTTCGAGGCCGGGGATGTGCCAGGCGGCCATTGCGCTGGGGTTGTTGAGGGCAAGGGCAAGGCGGAGTTCGGCGTCGCGGCTGAGGTCGAGGGCGACTACTTGAAGCAGGTAGTCGGGGGTGTTGCGTGGTGCGTGTTGCGTGTCCGGAACGTAATGGGCTAATTCATCGAGTAAGGCGAGGCGTTGGGCGCCGTCCACCAGGTGGCCGGTCTGCTTGTTCCACAAGAGGGGGAGAACCAAAGTGGAGAGGCGAAGAGAAGCCTTCAGACGCGCGCGGGCGTGAATATTGAGATCGTGGAGAGGTTCCCCAGGCCAGGGCAGGATCTGGCTGCGCTGAATGGTGATGAGGGTGAGCGCGCAGCATTTATGCAAGGCTGGCGCGGGTGATTTGGGCTTGGATGTGGGGGAAGTAGGTTTGGAGTGTTTCATAATCGCTGGGGAACCGGGCCTGCACGGCCTGCAGTTCCTCGGGCCAGAGTCTGCCAAAGCTGCGGCCAAACATAAAGTAGTCAATCGGGAGCTTGATGCGGTGCTGGCGGAGATAGGCGAAGATGGCCCAGCGGGTGAAGTGCATGATGGGGAAGACGCGATGGGCTTTCACGTCGAGGCCGCCGCAACGGCGGAGCATGGCGTTGCGTTCGAGAGAGTCAAACCGGGTCAAACCGTAGGCGAACCATTGGCAATTGGTCTGGCGGGCGACTTCGATTTCGATGTCTTTGAGGGTGAGAAGCGGGGTGTTGGCGGTGGAGTTGGAGCCGGGGCGGAAGGCGTTGGCGCGGAGCATGACGCCGAGTTGCCAGTGAGGGAGCTTGAGGATGTTCACCTTGAAGGTGTCGCGGATGTAATCGAGGTAGCGGTCCTGGAAGCCGAGGCCAGGGATCATCCACATGAAGAAGGCGTTTACTTTGGGGAAGGTCCTGCGGCAAAGGTCCAAGGTAACAAGACTGTCTTTGCCGCAGGAGAAGCCGACATTGATAGTGTCGGTGAATTGGCGGGCGTCTTTGACGATCATCGTCTAGCCTCCGCCAGAGCCGCCACCGTAGGAGCCGCCGCTGCCACCGTAAGCGGATTTGCCGCCGGAACGGCCGCCGCGGCCGGATTTGCCGGAGCGCATGTCGCGGCCACCTTTTGCATTAGTGTTTTGGTTCATCGTTTTTCACCTCCTTTCGGAAGTTCAATCGTAGTTGTCAGAAAAGGGGGGCGGGTCAATGTCACGCTGGCGTGACACGGGCCAGGCCGTCAATGAGGGTCGAGTTCGTTGACCCTGTTTGGATGGGGATGACCGTCAACGTGTCGAATAGTGAGCCCCTAGCGATTACTGCCGGGAATACGCTGGTTTGGAGGAGAGACATCGATGGCTACACGCCCGGGGATGGGTGGGCGCTGTCGTATGCGCTGGTGCAGCGGACGACCGGCTTCAAGATCCTGTTTACGGGCGCGGCGGACGCCTCGGGCTTCCTGGTGACAGTAACGGCGGCGACGACGGCGGCGTGGCTGGCAGGAGAGTATGACGGGCAGGGCTACGTCTCGAAAGGCGCCGAGCGGTACCAGGTCTGGCGCGGGAGCGTGGTTATCCTGCCGAATTTTGCCGGGGACATGGAGGTCGGGGACACGCGGAGCAAGGCGAAGATCATCCTGGATTTCATTGATGCGAGTTTCACGAAGCTGGCGCAGAAGCAAACGGTGTCCGGGACAATTGAGGGAGTGGCGCTGACCTTCCGGTCGATGGATGAGCTGACGAAGGCGAGGAACTATTGGGGAGGGATTTACGCGCAGGAACAGGCGGCACTGCACGGGCGGACCGGGCGGCGCCGGATTTTGGCGCGCTTCGTCAACGCAACTTAAGGAGGCGCGATGAGACTTTCACTGAGGGACAAGATTGCGAAGCGGTTCGGTTATGTGCGGGCAGGCGGGGCGCCGTTGCAACGGGGATTTAACGGGTCGAGCACGTCGCGGCTGACGAATGACTGGCTGGCCCTGGCCACGAGCGCGGATGTGGAATTGCGCGGGGCGGTGCGCACCTTGAGAGACCGCACGCGGGCGGCGGAGCGCAACGATGACTACATGCGGCGCTACTTTTCGCTGCTGGAAAACAACGTGCTGGGCGCCAACGGCATTGGGCTACAGATGAAGGTGCAGGACCCGGACGGCAGCCTGGACCGGGAAGCGAACAGCGCGATCGAGCTGGCGGGGTGGAAGTGGGGCAAGAAACGGAACTGCACGGTGACGCGGCAAACGACGTGGCGCGGGCTGGGCCGGCTGGTGCTGCGCTCGGCAAAGCGGGACGGCGGGGTGCTGGTGCGGATCGCGCGCAAGTTCGACAATGATTTCCGATATGCCTTGCAGCTCCTCGAGATTGACCACCTCGATATTGATTACAACGCGGCGCTGCCAGGCGGCAACGAGGTGCGGATGGGGGTGGAGTTTGATGGGTGGCAGTCGCCAATCGCTTACCACTTGCTGACCGCGCATCCGGGCGACCAAACGCTGGCGTGGAAGCCGCGGCGCCGGGCCCGGGTTCCGGTTTCCGAGCTGCTGCACATCTTTCTGCCGGATCGGATATTGCAGACCGTGGGAGCGCCCGCGCCGTCGGCGACGTTGCTGCGGCTGAAGATGCGGGCGGGCGATGAGGAAGCTGAGCTGGTGGCCGCGCGCGAGGGGGCGTGCAAGGGCTACGGCATCAAGCGGCCAGCGCCGGAGCAGTTCAGCGGGGACCCGGACGCGGGGCAGGATGAATTGGAGGACATCGAGCCGGGGATGGGGCTGAGCCTGCAGCCGGGGGAGGAGTATTTCGGGATCGATCCGCAGCATCCGATGGATGCCTACCCGACGTTTGTGAAGTCAATTTTGCGGGCGGTGGCGGGCGGGCTAGGGGTGTCCTACAACTCGCTGGCGAACGACCTCGAGGGGGTGAACTACTCGAGCTTGCGCGCGGGCCTGCTGGATGAGCGCGAAGAGTGGAAGGCGGTGCAGCAGTGGCTCATCGAGGAGCTATGCGAGCCGGTGTTCGAGGATTGGCTGTCGTGGAGCCTGGGGCTGGGGCTGATTCTGCTGCCGAACGGGGCGGCGCTGCCGGTGCGGAATTTCGACAAGCTCAACTCGCCGGAATTCAAGCCGCGGCGGTGGCCGTGGGTGGACCCGCTGAAGGACATGCAGGCGAGCGTGCTCTCGGTGGAAAAGGGATTTGACTCACGGCGGCGGATTATTTCCGAGACGGGGAAGGACATCGAGGATGTGTTCCTGGAGCAGCAAGAGGACGCGGCGCTGGCGAAGGAATACGGGCTGGAATTTCCGGTGGATACGGCGGCGGGGAAGGCGGAGCCGGCGGCCCAGGAGGAAGCGCCGACCGGGGTTGCGAAGGGGAAATAGCCGATAGCCGATAGCCGATAGCCGATAGCCGACGGGGGAAACTTGAACTTTGAACTTTGAACCGTTGAACTTTGAACGGGGGGATGTAAGGGGAAAATAGCC